CTTAGGAGGATCTTCAGGCCTGATGGGTACGTACGCAGTGATGCGTGCGTGCTGTCAGTTCGTTATGTTCGGCAATGTTTGTACACCCTGTACAAACTCGACTGTCCATATGACCGAAGTCAACAAGACAAAGTCATTAACCGATTCGTCGACGTTGAGCGAGACATCGCCCAACAACAAATCGACGAGCGTGATCCAGTCATCCGAAGAGCGCGCGGGCTTATCACCCGTGTCTTTCAAGATGCTGATCGCCGCTGTGCTTGGTTGGATATCTGGCCAAAGCACGGACCAGGGGCTGTTGCCACAGGAGAACGGGGTGAGCGGAAGTATAATCTCCGCCGCCTGTACTCAGCTCTGGAGACTCGATACCCTTATTGGGAGTATTTTGTCACCGGAGCATGTCACGTGGCTAGTGATTGGGATGCCAATCATCTGGTACTACAGGAAGAGCCTACTGCGAAAGTAGTACTCGTTCCTAAGGATTCCAGAGGCCCACGGTTAATATCGTGTGAACCGCTCGAAGTCCAGTGGATTCAGCAAGGCATAATGCAGGTTATGGTCGACGAAATCGAAGGTCACTTCCTCACAAGAGGTAGAGTAAACTTTCGAGATCAGACTATAAACGGCAGAGCCGCGCTGCTTGCCAGTAAGACTGGAGAGCAGGTTACACTCGATATGAATGATGCCTCCGATAGAGTATCGCTCGACTTGGTGAAAGCCTTGTTTTGCGGTACTCAGCTCCTAGGTGCCTTGACAGCATCTAGGAGTACGGGGACATTGTTACCGGACGGACGGAGGATCACCCTTAAGAAGTTCGCCCCAATGGGATCAGCTTGCTGTTTCCCAGTGGAGGCGCTCGTCTTTTGGGCCCTTGCCGTTGCGAGTATACAATTAACAAACGGTATGAGATGGCATCAAATACCTAATGTTCTTGTATATGGAGACGACGTTATTTGCGATCGGGCAGACTACCCGGTTGTGATGACACAACTCGAGCGGTTCCACCTCAAGTGGAATTCCTCCAAATGTTGTACGCATGGTTCCTTCAGGGAGTCATGCGGTGTTGATGCCTTCAAAGGCACAATAGTTACACCCATACGCTTGCGTAGGGTGGTGACATCGTCGCGCGCTCACAGTCAGTACAAGAGCCTCCTTGCTTTCGCAGGTCATGCGGAAGCGAGAGGATTGCGTGAGACTGCAAGCTGGGCGAGAGCCGAGCTTATCAAAGCATACGGGAACTTACCGTACACCTCCGAGAAGGAGTGTATGGATCGGTTCCTGTACTGTGATGATCCAGTCGAAGTCAAGTTGCGTAACAAGAGTATCAAATTCCGTAGAAGGAATGGATATCTCGAGTGCCGCACTCTTGTTCCCTCACCGTCGAAAGTTAGACGACGGAGCACAGGATGGGCTTCAGGCCTACGATCACTCGTAGAGCTTCGCCCAGCCAAATCTGACTGGACTCCATGTCCAAAGCGAGTCGCTTTGAAGTGGAGATGGGTACGCTGGCACCCGCCAGTGGGCCTCGTGGGAGAACCACGTAACGGGGACATACGTCCACTAATGCTAGC